AGCCATTTCATCTACTTGTACCGCAAATTCATTTGACCTTCTTTTTATCTTCACAAATGAAGCTTTATATTTTTTTTGAAAAAATATTAAAGACTCCCACAACTCCTTATTTAATACAGGCTTTTTTGCAGAACTCATCCATCCATTTTTAAGCCATCCAGAAATCCAATCCTCTACAAATCCATTAACCATATAAGCGCTATCTGAAATTATTGAGACACTTATATCTTGGAAGAACTCTAATTTATCTAATTCTTCAAATCCTTTTATTGCTGCAAGCATTTCGCACTTATTGTTTGTCGTCTCTATTTCTGAGCCACTTTTTTTTAATTTTATTTTCCCATCTTCTAACATCATAAAAGACCAACCGCCAGGTCCAGGATTTCCGCTACATGCGCCATCTGTGTAAATTTCTATATTAATCATTTGTTAGCTTCATCATATAGTGTAATTATAGGTATCAATCTCATAATTCTGTGTTCACCAGTGGATTCAATACATTCTCCATATTCAAATGAAAATTCATATTTTTCACCATCATATTCAAAATACACAGGTCCGTCATCACAATCATCCCAAGTATCAAAATCAAAAAAATTCCTAACTTTATCACATAAATACTCTTCCATGCATTCGATAATATCAGATTCTTCATCTAATTCAAAATCGTTTTTAATAATATCAGTTCTGAAAAACTTTTCTTTAACATTGGCTTTATAAATGTTTTCAGATTTTAAATTATATAATACATCACCAAGACTATCTTGAGATAAGATATAATTTTTAATTTGTTCTATTGTATATTTTTCTGACATAGACTATTTATTTTCTTCTAACTTATTTTCGTTAATTCTTTCAATAATTTCAACTACTGCTTGGAATACTGCTTGTATTTTTGTGTCTGTAGAAATTTCATCCCCAAACCCATAATATGGTCTGCTATGAAATTTCACTACCCTGCGTCTGTCTTTGCCAAGTTCATCAAAAAGAAGTATTTGACCACGACTTTCAATTTTATCCACAACATTCATCAACCAATTCCAATCTCCATGATATTTCAATCCATTAAATCCATCTCCAACATAATACCATTTCTCTTCTGTTACTTGACTCAATTGCTCTGGAGTTAAATTCATCCAGTCCCATTCCCACTGAAGTGTTGTACCTTCTTTTTGTTCAATTACTTTATGAGCCAAAAAACTTTCTCCATGAGGAGCATCAATGCGTTTTATTTCTTCGCCCATGAATTCGGCAATTAAAACATTTCCATATTCAATTTCGCTATCTGTCATTTTTTGGGATTAAATAATTCAACAATCTTTGCTTTTATTTCACTATAACTACATGGTATTTTTTCATTTGTGCCAACTATAAATTTCATTGACCAATCTAATCCAATTGAATTTTCGCTTGGCAAATATAAACCAATTCTCCCAACTCCGTCTACATTTATCCAATTATCATATATAGAAATATCTTTTTCAGTAACCTTTCTCATAAATCCAATTTTTTAAATTGTGCACCTCTTTTGAAGTTGACGAAACCTCCCTGGTTCTTTTCAAATCTTGATATATAAACACACCCTACTGCAAGTTCTGGTCTTATCTTATCTGCCATTGGAGAAAACACTCTTAGGTTTGTACTACCTATTCCATCGCCAACTTTAAGGGTCAAATATTTTGTTCCAGTTTTAGCTGTTGATTCTTTTATATCTTCTAGGATAAAGAAATACCAATTGTCATCTTCAAAGTTAACAATATTTTCAATTGGCCTTTTTGAAAGTTTGTTTATATTGGTTCTGATGTTTGTAATTCTTTCTATTTTTTCAAGGTCAAAATTACAAACTTCTATAAATCCTGATTTCTTTTCTTCTAAAGATGTTTTTGGGAATTCACTCGTGTCAATTTTTAAATCAAACTCCTCTCCTCCCATATCAAACATCATTATTTGATTTGGTACCACCTTTTTCTTCTTCTTTGATTTTAAGTGATTTAAATAAGCTCTAGATTCTGACCAACCATCAAACACGCCAGCTTTAACACAAGATTCAAAAGCTGTTTTATTAAATTTAGAAAACGGCAATTCAAAAAACTCTGCCATGCTAATTGTTTCTAGCGTTTTATTTTTATCGTCTTTTCCTTTTTTCTTGCTCACCAAAGAAACAAGTTCCGCATAAGCAATATCTCCAAGTCCATTTATTCCAGAGAAGCCCATCGAAATTTCTTTATCTCCAGTCATTGTCCATTCTTTTCCAGACTTAAGAGACGGTGGCAATATTTTTATACCTCTCGACATTGCTGCAGCTATAGAAGCGGCCAACCATTCTTGTACCTTTTCTTTCTTACCGCTATCCTTTGGGTGATTAAGAAGCGCTGTATAAAATTCAGTAGGATAATAATGTTTTAAAAATAATGTACGCATTGCCAAATACCCGTAACAAACAGCATGACTTCTATTAAAAGAATATCCTAAATATTTAATTACCCAATCCTTTATAATATCAACCTCATTTGCATTATATCCATTTTTTACCGCACCATCAATAAATTTATTCCAGTACTTATCAAATTCTTTATAATTGTCTTCTTCTTTTTTATTTAGAGATTCCCCTTTACCTTTTTTCATGATGGCAGAACTTGCCTTATCCATGTATCTTCTAAGCATATCCCCTTCTCCCTTACTCATTCCACCAATTTCATGAGCAATAAACATTAATTGTTCCTGGAAAATTAATACCCCATTAGTCTTTGATAAAATTGGTTTAAGGGCTGGGTGAATATATGAAATCTTATCTGCATTGAATTTATTATGTATGTATTCTTCATGAGCTTTAATACCCATTGGCCCTGGTCGGTATAAAGCGTTTGCAGCAACAACCTCTTCAAAATTTTCTGTACCCATTCCACGAATAAGAGCATTCATACCAGAACTTTCAAATTGGAATATACCATGATTCATTCCTAGTCGAAGTTCAAAATATAAATTTTTATCATTAAGGTCAACGTTTTTTATTTTCTCAGAAATATCAATTCCCTTTTTATCTTTTACAAGTTTAATAGCATCTTTAATTACATTTAAAGTTTCAAGTTTTAATCTATCAAGTTTTAAAATTTGAAGTTCTGATAAATCTTTTCCTGATTTGTCGGCCTCTTGAAATGCTGTTACAATACTTTTTTGTTTGGGTATTATATTTGTTGGCAGATATTCCCAGCAAGGTCCAGGTGTAATTACTATACCAGCAGCATGCTGTCCTATACCACGTATTTGTCCTTGGAATTTTAATGTCTCTTCAAGAATTATTTTATGTGTTGGATTTGTAAGCCAATTTCTAACTCTATCTGTACAGGCTGCATCTTTAGGCCAATTATTAAACCAATCCCTAAGAGAAAATTCAACCTTATCAAAGTTTGGCATTTCTTTAGTAACGGCATCTACATCAGAATCAAATCCTGTATATTCTTCTCCGTAATGAGCTCTAACAACATCCTTCACGGTATTTCTCTCACTAAACGTAGAAAATGTAGATACACTCAAAACTCTTTCTTTTCCATATTTTTGATGAAGAAAATCATCTGTAATATGGTCGGTACCTGTTTCAAAATCCACATCAATATCTGGCATTGATTTACGAGTTGGATTCATGAACCTCTCAAAATAAAGGTCAAATCTTATAGGGTCAATATCAGTAATCTCCAAACACCAAGAAAGTAAACACCCAGCTGCAGAACCTCTACCTGGCCCTATTGTGTGACCCTTTTGTTTATAATCACGTATTAACTCCCAATATACTAAAAAGTAATCGAGAGCGTTTTTTTCCTCAATTACATCTAACTCAAATTTTAATCTGTCGTAATACTCCTGTTCTTTTTCAGGAGTCATCTCTACTATTTTATTTTCCTTATACTCTTTTATTTTTTGTCTTAGTTTTCCAATGGAAAGCTTTGTAATAATTTCTTTTGTACTCTCTGTTTTAAAATAACTTATAACCTCTGGAGTAGCTTCATATCTTGGAAATTTTTCAGTCTTTAAATCAAAATCAAAAGTACATCTATCTACAACTTTTAATGTGTTTTCAAGACATTTATCAACAAATTTTTCTGGATAATTAAATCCAAAGTCTTTGTTGAATTTGTGGAAATCATCAGCATTTGCATAGTATAAATTTCTAGTTTCTAATTTAAATGCTTCTCCTAATTTTTTCTTTTGATTAATGGCGATTAATGTATCTTGTAATTGACCTTCTCCAGGAAACGCATAATGTACATCATTAGTTAATATTGGCATCAAATTATATTTGCTTGTCATTTTTATTAGCCAAGCATTATAAATTTTCTGCCCATCAAATTCATTAAATTGTAACTCTACAGCAAGGTCATCTCCAAACTCTTTTATGAGCATTACTAAATACTCTTCAGCTTCTGTTATTTTTCCGTCACGAACAAGTTTTGACATATGACTAACAGCGCAAGATGTGGTTACAAACAACCCTTCTTTATGTTCTATTAACCAATCTGTTTTAATACGGCCTCTACCATAAAAACCTTCTGTGTATGATTTATAAGCAAGTTTATTTAAGTTTACAAAACCTGTAGGATTTTTTATAAAAATAGATTGGTGAGAATTGTTCCCTTCATATTTTTTTTCTTCGAATTGGCCCATGGCATTATTCACATAAGCCTCCATTCCGATGATTGGCTTTACTCCAGCAGCCTTACATTTTTTCCAAAATTCAAATGTACCAGACATGGTTCCATGGTCTGTAATTGCCATTGCTGGGTGATTATATTCTTTTGCCAGCTTTACATAGTTGTCAACACTTCCAGCACCATCAAGAATAGAATGAAATGTATGAAGATGAAGATGAGCCATAGGCTTTTTCTTCCTATCTAAAATCTCAATCTCTTTTTTTAGTTCATCCTTCTCCTTTTCAAACTTTTCAAAGTTCTCCTTTGTAGGTGGAAGATTAACTATTGGAGTATGTGAACAACTACACTCGCTGGTGTGTCCGCACTGTTTTTGCATACGTATTTCTATTTAAGAGACACGAATATACTAATAAAAATATAATAAAACAAAATTAAGAATAATCACTACTGTAATCCTGCTTGGTTTTCAGTATTTTACGGGCCATTGTGGGCAATAATTCGTTTTTAAGCTTGGTTATCTTAGACCTAGCCTTTACACCCCTTGATTTTGGTTTTTTTGGACCCAAAAACTTTGTAATATCTTCCTCAATTTCAGATATTAATTTCTTAATATCATCCAAATCTTTTTTTATTTTATAGGTGTCATTTACATTAAAAAATTCATCAATTTTCATCTGAATCTTGGTTTGACTCTCCTGAATCATTTTGCTGAGTTAAGTCCTCATCATAAGTTTTAGAATCAGAATTTGAACTTGGTGCATTATCATCATTATCAAAATCATTTTCAGCCGTACTTATAGCATCTTCTTCTATGACTTCCTCAACTTCTTCAACAACTTCTTCAGAAATAATTTCTTTTGGTTTGAACATTTTTTCTAAAAAATTCATCATATCATTAGTTTCACTAACAAGTTTTTCGTTTTTAGAAAACAAAGGATTTTCTTCATTGCTTTCTTTTAATAACTTTTCGTCTGGAATGTTAGTTTTACTTTTATCTAAATCTTGTTGAATTCTTTCAAATAATTTTTCAGTCTTATAATTTAATTTTTGATTATTTTGCAATAAAGATGTTTCAGAATCTTCATTTATAGATTCATCCTTACCTAATAAATCATCTAAGTAATTATCAAACCTACTATCTGATTCTTTAAGCTTTCTTTTCAATATTACTTGTTTACTCTCAGCTAATGGAGGTAATTCTTCACCACCACCCGCTTCAGGAGTTGGTCCGCCTGCACCAGCATCTTCACCACCACCTAAATCAGCACCAACTTCACCGCCACCAGCTTCTGCGCCTAAATCAGGAGCGCCCATATCAAGGCCGCCACCTAATCCACCACCAAGAGAGCTTCCGCCTCCTCCGCCTCCGCCACCAGCGTCAGCTCCACCTTCGTCACCACCACCTGGTTTAGCAACAGCTCCAGGGATTTCATACTTAGCATCAAGTTCATCAAATAAACCAATCTTTTTATATGTATCAACAGCAGAATCAATTTCGGCAAATATTTTCTTCTCAACTTTCTTCTGCTTTAATATTAATTTAATATCTGCTTTAGAAAATCCAAGAATGTTTTCCATTACCCAAGTCCATGATGTAAATGAAGTAGAATCTGGTGCATAATATTCTTTTGCAACTTCTAATCTTGCCTTCATTGTCTCAAGCTTTAAAAGCTCTTGCTGCGTAGAAGGATTTGTAAGACTTAATGAGAAGTTATCAATATCATCTTTGAAGCCTGCAAAATACAAATGTATGTTTGCAATTCTTCTTAATTCCATTAAAACAATTTCTTGTATAGAATTTATTGTTCTAGAAAATCTTAAATCAGCCTGAGATAAAGTGCTACCACCTGGCATACTCTCTGCATAATTTAAATAAGTCTTAGGAACTTGTAATGAAGCAAATAGTTTATTTTGTAAATATTCAATATCCTGAATATCTCCTAAATTAGAAGCTCCAGGCAATGTATCAATTCTTGAAGATTTATCTCCACGAATAGGAATGAAATAATCCTCAGTAATGTTCATTGGATTATATTTCATATTTATGTTTCCAGTTTTCTGGTCAACAATTGGTGACTTCTTAATTTGGTTTTGAATCTTTTGAACATATTGTTTTACATCACCATCTTCTAAGTTACCGATTTCAATATAAAACACTCTTCTTTCTGGTGCTCTTGTAATACGATATACCAACATTGAATCTTCTGCAAGTTGTAATTGCTTCCATAACTTTCTTGCTGGGTCCAATATAGAACGACCATAAGGAAGTTTTTTTGTATCTTCAATTAATCTAAAGTGAGCAATCTGCCACTCTTCAAAATAATCATTTGTTGTTTCCCAACGGAATCTTACAGCGTTTGGTTTTCCTTCATAACCTTCTTCTCTGTGAAGTTCTTCTACTGGAAGTGTCATGAAATCATAAATACCATCATTCTTATCAATATGAAGATGTACAAAATAATCTCCGTATTTAATCAAATCTCTAATCCAAAGTTTAAGGTTGAATTCTATGTTCAAACGTTTATTAAATAAATCTTTTAATACATCTTTAACTCTAGCGTTCTCAGAATATACTTCAAGAATATTTCCTTTTTCATTTCTTGTTAAACACTCATCTCTAATAATGTTAAGTGCTGCAGCAATTTCTGGAGACATATCCATTGCTCTAAAATCTTGATAAGCTGAAATTCTATCAGTATCAAAATATAAAGTTCTTTGATATAAATTGTGTCCAATTTTATTTACTTGCCAATCTAAATATTCTTGTTGTATATTTTCAATTGCATTATCCTGATTTGAAATAAGTCCGCCACCTCCTTGAGATGAAAATTGTGCTGTATGTGGCATTTCAGGAGTTTTCCTTTTTCCGCCATTAATAGCGTCTAAAACACCTTGAAAAATGCTATTTTGATTATTTTGTTGCTCTTCTGCCATTTTATAGTAATTTTAAAAAATATAATTAAATCATCATCTAAAACAAATAGTTTATTAACCCATTAACCAACTTAGGTCATCTTCTGGTTCGTCAGTACTTGTGTTGTTTTGTATAAATAAACCTCCGCTTCCGCTAGGAACATCGCTTATTTCTTTCTTAGGGGTACCATCATCTATTTTACCAGTTGATGAGCTGTTTCCTATTGAAATAGCATCTAACATGCTCTTATACATATTGTTTGTAATTGCCACGTTTCCATATTCAGTATCTCTAATATAAAGGGCCAATCCTAATGCAAATATTAAGTCATCATTATAACCCCTTTCTGCTTCTGGCCTATCACCCTTCATAATAAATGTTGACATCTCGGCCACCAACCTTGGAGAGTTAAGAATTAAATTTCCCTCTCTCATATGTTCGATTATTGCCTTTATAATCAAAGGTCTTGACATTCTGGTTGTTTGGAAACCAGGTATTTCAACTCCTAAAGGAATTTTATAATCATAAGGCCTTACGTGAATATCTTGAGTGTTTTTAGAGTAAAATAAACGTCTGTAATGAAACTTATCTCTTAAATCTAAACCAACACTTAAACCAAATGAGTTCGCCTCTATAACCAAAAATGCTTCGTTGTATGTTCTTCCAACCCAATCTATCAAATAAGGTAATAAATCCACACCTATTTTGTCTTTATATTCAGCAACCTGTTCTAAAGTTTCTACATCTATAACTTGTATGGTTGAATAATCCTGTCCATCACCCCTGGCAACGTCAACTCCGACTATATAACTCCTTCCAGCAACTGCCCTTTTCCAAATATGAAAACTAGTTTCTTCTGTTACGAAAGTACCAGCCTTAACATCTCCTTTAAATAAAAAATCATATTTTAAATAAAGATATGGCTTAATTTTTCTTACAGCTTTTTCATACTTTTCTATCAAATTACTTTCGATAGCCAAATATTTAGACCCCTCAAATGATAAATCTAACTCTTGCGCAATTTTTACACTATCATAATTAAGTCTTCTACATTGTTCTTCATACCATGGGCTCCAAGGAACATCATTTCCTGATGGGTCTCTTCTCATCTCTAAACCGACTGATGATTGTGGATTTTCTGTCCAGTGAACATTTAAATGATTGAAATCATTTTCTCCATTTATAGAATTTACCCAAGTCTTATGATATAAACTTCCAGTTCCATTTGGAGTTGAAATCATTATACACTTTCCTTTTGTTGCAGAAAGGGCCATACCAGCACCCATCCAAATAGCCTGGTCATCTTTTATAAACGCTGTCTCATCCAATATAAGCATGGTCAAAGCTTCACCACGACCAGCATTTGGACTTGATGCCTTTGCTTCAACCCATGACTTATTTGAGAACTCTAATTTTGTTTGATTGTTTGTAACAACAGCGTCTGGCTGAAGCCACTTTGGTGTATTATCAATAAATTGTTTTACTGTGGCCAAGAACCTTCTTGCTCCAGCTCCATCATTGGCAATGATTAATATTTTTTCATCATATCTAAACATCAATCTCCAGGCAACATATCCAGCTGTAATAACTGAAAGCCCTGTTTGTCTTGACTTTAAAACAATGTTGTTTTGATATTTATGGAAATCTAATACACATCTTTCTTGATATGGGAAACACTCCATTTTCATTACTTTTTTCTGAACCGCATTAAAAACATGGCCATAAGTGTTGAGATAGTACAAAGGGCTTTTTATACATTTATACTTTTCTTTAAGTATATTCTGTGGGGTTAAAATCATAAATAACTCTAATTGTTTACAAATAAATAGGTTAGAATTATTTATATGCCATTATAGGCCTATAAAGATGTTTTGTTCGAATTCGCTATCTGGTCTGATATATACTGTGTTTGATACGAATATAACGTCTGTCATATTGTTTTTTGAATACATTTGATAGTCTCCGATAGTATCTGCTGACCAAGAGAATGTAAAAATTCCTCTAGTTGAATCTGTGAGTGAATAAGATGGTGTTGAGCCTGTGAATAATGTATTATTTAAATATAAAACAGAATCAAATGTAGCCCCAGTTACTGGATTATTATCCAAGTCTAAAGAAAGTACATTTTCATACGCTGTTTGTCCTGTTTTGATATTCATACTAATAAATAGAATTTAACTTTTAAATTTTTCTTTTTTCTCTAATAAAATATTGTGCTTTTAAATCTTTTTTTGCTTGAGTATAATGCCAGGCATCAATAGCATGTTGTTTTTGACCAAAAAAGAAGTTTAATAACTTGCTGAATTTTAAACCAAACTTATTTAATTTGTTTTCAACTTGAAGCTTTCCGATTGTAGCTGATACAGAAATATCCTTTTTAGAAAATTCTGTATTCTCTTCAGCTGTAACCATATCTTCTATAATTTCTCCATTAACATTCCAAGCTAAATCTAACGAGTAAGCTGCTTCATAAATAAGATTTGCCAATGCTGATGCAAACCCATCAACCAATCTCCACCAAAATTGAAAAAATGCTAAAGGTTTTTTAAGAGTCACAGTATACCACACTGAATATCCTAACGAATATAATGTTCCAACTGAGAACATTAAAACGCTAACTAATAATGCCCATACAAGAGCCCATATTGATATAAATAAATCTTTCATATTTTTATTTTAAAATGTTAATTGTTCTATTACTGCTACTTTTATTCCTTCTGTCAAATAAGCTTTTGTTGATGCGCTTACTGCATCTCTTAATGGCTGAGTATACCCTTGATTAAAATATTCCATTTGAGTTTTAACTGATGTAAGCATATCAAAAGCATATGTCTGATTTAATGGTTCTCCATAAATT